TCGCCAAGCTGCAACGCAATCAGCTCGAAAACATCACGCACCCGTGGCTCAAAGAAATCGCGGGCCTGCAACACCTTCTGCACCAGACCAGTCTCAGCAGCCTTCAAAGCATCACCGGACAGGTTAGACAAACCCTTGTTCGACACAAGGTAATGCGGCGGCGTCCTAGTCTGCGCCGCGATATGCCCCACAGCCTGCTCAATGACAGACGTGAACACATCCAGCTTCGCAGCCTCCCACTGGCCGACGCTCGACTTCTCACCCGTCAGCCACAACATGCGCCCACGAGTCAGCGCCTTCTCATCGATCGGACGCTCACCGATCTTCTCGCCCGTTACCGGGTCCAGGATCGGGATCTTCGGCGGGGACTGACCCATCACCACACGGGCAGGCATCGACGCATAATCGGCTGCGTTGAACAGATACGCCCACAACAGGTTGATGGCGTTCTGCATCGCAGTCGTGCCGGAAATGTCCGACAACGGCCCAACACCAAGGATCGGGCGGTTCGGGAACTCCACCAACGGGACAACACCCAAATGGTTAGGCCCGGAAGCTTCGGGCAGGTGCTTCCACCCGCCACCACCGCCAGCAAGCACATGCTCAGGCAGAATCAGCCCAAGGTCGCCCTTATAAGCCGAACCGCGACTGAACTTGTAAACCCACTCAGGCGTGTACAAGGTAGCGAACTCAAGCATCTCGTCCGGGTCATCCCAAACAACAAACCCATACTCGCGCCGCCTGCCAGTCTCAGCGTCATACCAGACCATCGCCTGCTCAGCGGACTTCCAATTGATGATCGGCTCACCAGTAGGGTCGCCCCACACCAAAGCATAAGAACGGCGGGCAATGATCGACTCAAGGAACCCCTGAGCGGACAACGAATCCTGCTCATTCCGCAACCAAGCATCGTAAAGCAGCTTCTCAGCCTTCGACTGACGCGACTTCGTAGACGACGGAAGCTTGAACCCCTGAACAGCGATCCGCTCCGACGTCGAGTTAGCAACAACTTCGCACCAGTTATCCGAAAAATCCCGGTACCGGTCCTGATGCTCACGCCGCCACTCATCCGAAGCAAACGCCAACGGCTGGTTGCCCGCATAAAACGCCTTGAACTGCCGCGCCTCACGCGCCCGAATAGTCAGGATCCGGTACAAACGGTTCACCCGCTGGGTAGCCACATCCGGTGTCAACAAAACCACAGAGGCCCCTCTTTCGCTTAGAACACGTACGCGTACTGGTCTTCGTCAGGCTTGTTGAACTCGTTTGCGAGGATGGCATCTGAGTAGGCCTCAAAACAGAGGGTGCTGGACATTGCCTGGTCGATCTTCTGGACCTCGGACGGCTTCCCGAGGATGTACCGCTGCCCAGTCCGCGCACGCATCACCGCGTTACCGATATGCGTCTTCGTCGTGGGGCAACCGTCATGCCGGAAAGTCGACTCATCGCCATTAACGGCCTGACGGAACGCCTCAAGAACAGGGTGGATCTTCCCCACACTGGACGTCTCCCAAGCGAACACCCGAGGCTTACCCTCAGAACTCAGGTACGCAGCCTGCCACTGCTTCAACTCCAAACGCCACGAGTCATCCTCAACGACCTGCATCGCGTCAGCCTCAGCAGAAACGCCACGAGCCGAACCAGCAGGATCGAAATACGCCCGGACAACATCAAACCGGGTGAACAACTCATCCACAGCGGCCCGAACCTCGCTACGAGGAATCAAACCGCCCGGACCGTTCGGCTGCCACACCGTCAGAGCCTTCGAAGGCCCATACGTGGGCGTGAACTGATAACCATCCGCAGTCATAGCCCGGATCCCGGTCCAGTCGTTGTTATTCGACAAGTCACCGGCAATCACAATCGGCGTGCCGGCTGGAATCTCGCGAGGTTCCTTTTTCCGGTCCCATGCTTCCTCAGCCAACCAGTGCCCGGAACCCTGGACGCGCCGGTTCCCGTAGAACCGCTCAGCCTCGGCAGGATCGCGACGCATCGATTGTTCAATGTCCGACTCGATACCTTCGAGGTTCATCAGCACCCACG